CTTCAGCCTATTCAACTTAAGATGGTCGGGGCGGCGGGATTTGAACCCGCGACCTCTTGGACCCAAACATAGATAGTGTTTTGATGTACCTTGAGCCTCTTGGCTATTTGTCTCGGTGTAAGTAGTCGCATGTTTGAAGTCCAATGGTTCGTTTAATGTCTGCAACGATAATATCACAGTCTGTCACCGTTTGTCAAGAAGTTTGGCGATATGTTTACTTGACAAACAGTCACGGGTTCTGGCATAATTGCTGCAAATCGTGAAGGATTGTTAAAGAAATGACGCCAAAAGAGCATCAGAAAAATCGCGTTGAAGGTGTAAGAAAGGCCATTAACGCGGGGTATTCTCAGGCTGGCATTGCTCGTGTGATAGGCGCATCCCGTACTAATTTGGCCTCGATTGTTTCTCGTTACGCCCCGTACAGCAAATACGGGGAGCGTCTTGACACATGGCTTCGCGAACGTGGCTTTTGGCCTGACGAGCCTGCGGCACAGTCCGTGGCCACTAACCCCGCCCCGATGTTCCGGGACAGTCATCCGAAGGCCGCACAGCGCCGGCGTGAGCGAGTGCCGTACTTAACGGATCAGTGTCCGAAGTGCGGTGACCTCACGGTTGATCCCGCCGAGGGCGCGCAGCGCTGCATGATGTGTGGCGCGGACCTGTGGGTCGAGTGTTCGCATTGCGGCGAGGGCAATGAGTTCTACCGCGCGACATGCTCAAACCCGAAATGCCGCAGGTCGCTGAGGCCGGCCACGCCGGAACCCGAGAAGCCGATGGAGTTCTAACCCTGAACGTTCATTCAGTCTTGACAGGCCGCGCAAGGTGTGGTAAAATCCGAAAAGAGAGCAATACCATTGCTAACCAGTATTCGGCAAAGCAATGGCGGTACATTGTAACTTGGCCGCGCCCATAGACTTAAGTGGCCTCCCGGAATCGCTTTGGGTACATCGTGGACGGATTCCAGTGGTCCAAGCGGGCAAGGGCTGCAAGATGAAATTTGACTGGGACGCGGTTCTCGCGCGGCTCAGTATGAACGGTACTACAAACGCATCTAACTAATTCAGAAAGGGCGACGTGATGGGAAACGAGGTAGGGAACCCCAATGCGGAAACTGAGCCCGCGAACGCTCAGCCATTTGAACTCGCGTACATCCTGAAGTCCGTCAACGCGGACATGACATCCTATAACGGGTTTGTCTGGCCGGCTGAGGGTCCGGTGGAGGCACCGGACTGGAACGCCCAACCTGAATGCGGCGGCGGGCTGCACGGTTGGTTGTGGGGGCAGGGTGATTTTTCGCTTGCGGTGCCGAACGCGCGGTGGCTCATAGCAAGCATTAACAAAGCAGATTGCATAGACCTATCCGGCAAGATAAAGGTTGCGCGCGCGTGGGTCATTTTCTGCGGAGATCGGTTCGGGGCAACGTTTGAGTTGTTGCGGCTCCGGGAAGAACACCTGTTATGCGCCTCCGTTCAAAATGAAAAAGAATTTGTTCAGGGCGACTCCGGTGCGGCGACCGTGAAGGGCAACTACGGTGCGGCGACCGTTCAGGGCAACTACGGTGCGGCGACCGTGAAGGGCAACTACGGTGCGGCGACCGTTCAGGGCAACTACGGTGCGGCGACCGTTCAGGGCAACTGCGGTGCGGCGACCGTTCAGGGCAACTGCGATGCGGCGACCGTGAAGGGCAACTGCGGTGCGGCGACCGTGAAGGGCTACTGCGGTGCGGCGACCGTGAAGGGCAACTACGGTGCGGCGACCGTTCAGGGCAACTACGGTGCGGCGACCGTTCAGGGCAACTACGGTGCGGCGACCGTTCAGGGCAACTACGGTGCGGCGACCGTGAAGGGCGACTACGGCGCGGCGACCGTGAAGGGCAACGGACTTTCGACAGTTTTTGGGGCACACGGACAGGTTTCGGGCGGGGCCGGGTCCGCCCTCGTGCTCACATGGTTTCTCGATGGCAGTTCCGTTCGCGCAGTGGTTGCGCACGTTGGCGAAGACGGGATCAAACCGGACAGTTGGTATCGCCTTAACGACGACCATGAATTCGTGGAGGTCTCCGCCGATGCGCAATCCTGAGACACGTTACAGGGTCTACCACGGGCGCATGGCCTTCGCGCGATGGCTGCTGGGGGGCAAATGCATGATCTGCGAGACAACGTTGTTTCTCCAGTTTCATCACCGGTTCGCGGAAGAGAAGTGTTTCGAGATCAGGAACTGTCTGCACGTGAGTCCCGAACGCCTAATTGCGGAGATTGCCAAGTGCGATCTCATGTGCATCGTTTGTCATGCCCGCTGGCATGACATAGCCACGAAGGTTCGGACGTCAAACGGCACGTGGATTGAAGAGGCCGCGTTGACCTTCTGAAGGAGGAACATGGAAAGCAAACGTGATCGAGCGCGAGCTTACGAGGCGGCCCGCAACGCCGTCATCAAAGCCGCGCGGGAATGGCGAGACAAGGCGAATCCGCCTACTAGGGACACCGATCTCGAGCTCATCGCCGGCGTTGACCACCTGAACTCACTGAGGAAGATCAACCAATGACCAAACCCCCACTCGCACTCACGGGCAGCGCCGTCGCCGCGGAGCTCAAGTTCCATCCCGTCTGCCTCATGTTCCCGAACATGAACTCATGGGACTTCAACGCCCTGGTCAGCGACATCATCCACAACGGCGTGCTGGAACCCGTCTGGCTCGATAAGGACTACCTGGTCATTGACGGCCGGCATCGCGTCAAAGCCTGTGTGAAACTGAAGAGCATGGTCCCGTACCGCATCATCGAGGAAGGCGACTCGATCCTCTTGGCCATCTCCGCCAACCTCGCCAGACGTCATCTGACCGTGGGTCAACGGGCCATGATCGCCGCGAAAATCGCAAACATGCCCAAGGGAATGCCAACTGCGAATAATGCCCCAATCGTTGCCCAAGCTTCTAAAGACCTATCTGATATTGCTGGACTTACAACCGAAAAAGAGAATATCGCGCAAGCCGATGCTGCAAATATGTTGAAAATATCCCGGAGTTCGGTACAGCGCGCCCACGTTCTTCACAGCTACGGTACGCCCGAGCTTGCCCGGATGGTCGAGGAGGGGAAAGTCCATCTGACTTCGGCGTCCGAGATCGCCCGGTTGTCCCTCGAGCGGCAGGCCGAGATAGTGGCGAAGGGTCCCAAGGGGGTCGAGGAAGCCGCCGCTCATCATCGCAAGATGGTTCACGCCGAGAATCTGGCCGTTGGCAGGCAGGAAAGGATGAACGCTGAACCCGAGGATGGCGAGGCAATACGGGCCCGGCGCGAGGAGCGACGCCGCAATGAGATCGAACGCGAACTCTCCCGACCCCAAACAGTCCCATCACGGTCCCCGGCACCGACTGCGCCGCAACCCAGTCACATGGCGCCGGGGACCGCCCTTCGTATCCCGCTTGGATACGCGTTTATAGATGCGTCCGCTCGCCTCTTGCCCTGGTCCGTGGCGAAATTGCTCGAGGCGGTGAAACACACGGCTAAACACCGCGACACCAGCACGTATATGGTCGTCCGGTTATACGGAGAACGCGTATGACATGGCATGAATCCGAACGGTTGTACACCCTGAACGAGGCGGCCACCTTCGCCCGCGGGCGCCGGAGACCCCACCTCTCAACGATCTGGCGCTGGGCCACGAAAGGCATCGGCCGGCGTGGACGGAAAGTCTTCCTCGAGACCATCCGCACGAACTCGGGGTGGCTCACGTCGAAGGAAGCGGTCCACAGATTCGAGGCCGCCGCCGCCAAAGCGATGCAGGCCGACGCGCCCCTGGCATCGAAAACGACCCCCGCGGCCGCCGTCGAGTACCTGCAACAGGAAGGCATCGCATGACGAGCTTGGCTGAGTATTACTTGCGCGGTCCTCAGTGGGCCAACTTGCGCCGCACGGTCATCGAGGCCGAACGTAAATCCCAAAAACGACGAGGTCTTGGCAAGCATGAGACGCTTAGTAGAAATACAGTCTCCCGTCGCGTCTGACCACGGCGTTCTCTGCGAAGCGGCGCAATACGACTGCCCGATGTGTGGACACATCTACTACAGTTTGCCGGACGAGTGGCAGGAATGCCCCAAGTGCGCGCGGCGTGGATTGGAAACATGATTGACGTGCTGAGCGCGATAGTCACGCTCGGAGTGGTGATTTACCTATGGAAAAGGAGAAAACAACAATGCCAATTAAAGGACTGTCCGAAAAGAGACGAATAACCAGGGGCGGATTCCTCCGGCTCGGGGAAATGGTCGTCTCGCCCAAGACGGGAAAAGAGCACCCGGCAAAATCCGACCATTTCATCCCGGACTTCGAGAACCCGGATCTCGTACCCCTGTTTCACAAATTGTACGGCGAGAAGCCTACTCGCGTCTCGATGTCATTCGCCAGCGACAATCTCGATCAGGTCTTTCCTCAATACTACAAGTGTTACGGAGCATCGTCCGGGCTAAAATGCAAGGGCGACGGGGAACGCGCCAGCAGGGCTATCAAAACAGAGGACTCAGTCGAATTCGTCGAGGTGGATTGTATTGGTCCCGAGGAGTGCGATTTCGGCAAGGAAAACGGTTGCGACAAGATCGCGAGCTTGCAGTTCTTCATCAAGGGGTTGCCTGGGATTCAGGTGTTCCAGTGCAACACCGGGTCGTACAACTCCATCGTGAATCTGAATAGCGCCCTTGAGATCCTTCAACGACTTAGGGCGGGGAAGAGTATCGTCGGCGTGTGGCTCACCCTCGTACTGTCGCCCCAGGAGGCCCAGCACAAAGGCAAGAAGGTCCAGATCTACACACTATCCCTCGACATCCCAGTCTCATTCGACGAGGCCCAACGGTTGACATCGCAGTTCGAGGAACCGGCCGCATTGCCGGCACCGTCTGATGCCCGGGATCCGCTACTGCGTCCGCCGAACGGTTTCGCGCCGGATCCCGAGAAGCGCCATGACGAACCCAAGACCAAACCGACGAAACCCGAGACGAAACCAACGAATGGCGATCCCCTCGCCGAGGTCAAAAAAATCATGGCCGAGGTCGGTTGGACGAACGCCGATATGAAGGTCCTCCTGAAAAAGTACTACGGCGGCAGAACCTCGCGCAAACTCACTGAGAAAGAACTCGCCGATCTGCCCGAGGCAGTCCGGGCGGCGGCGTCCACGTCGAAAACAAAACCAACGGAGGATGGATGGTGATGATTACACGAATCGAGATTGAAGATTTTCGGTGCATCAAGCACCTGAAACTGGATCCGGTCCCGTCCTGCTTGGTACTCGCCGGCAGAAATGGGCAGGGGAAATCGTCCGTGCTCGACGCGGTCCGGATGGCCATGTTCGGTTACTGCGGACGCACAGGCAAAACCGGTCAAAACGCGCGCGACCAGATCAGGCTGGGAGCCGGGGAGGCCCGGATCGCCGTGGCGTTCGGTGACCTCATTGCCGTCGCTGTCATCAAACAAAAGGGGAACGAGTTCATGGTCATGAACATGGACGGCGAGATCATGCAGGACATCATGGATCGCGCGGCGATGTGGCGGACACTCGGTGTCTCAATGGAGAACGCCGCGGTCGCCGCCATGCCCGACATGGTTCTGACCGGGGGCGAGTTCGGCGACATACTGACTCGCCGGCTCGCACCAAAGATCACGTCTGAACTGGTGAAAAACCATGCCGGCGACAACTGGACTTGGCTATCTGAGTTCGCGGCAAAACAACGCATCACGTTCACGTCACTGGCGAACCTGGCAAGCCTCGGCGATCTCGCCTATGCCCGCCGCACAGACGTGAATCGCGAACTGAAATCCGCCCGAAAACGGATCGAGGACATGGGGGATGTGTTCGCCCCGAAATCCAAGACCGGCCAGGATCTCGCCATCTCAGACACTGACCGCATCAAGGCCGATGTGGCTCGCCTGATGCGCGAACGCGAATCCCTGCTCGAGGAACGGGGCCGCGTCGCCGCCGTCACGCCCCAGGTGGACGTAACGGCTCTCAGAAAAGAACTTGATAACCTAGTCGCGCGGCTCGGCGAGATTGGCGACGAAATCGGCGGTCTGGCCGAGGACAAAGAACTGTCCGAGCGATACGGTGATGTGTCGCGCATCCAGGGGGAAATCGAGGCGGCCACGAACCAGCTCACTTTTTTCAAGCAGGGTGTCTGCCCCACCTGCGGCCGCAAGATGACCAAATCCGATGACCGCGTAACCGCACTGGCCGAGAAACTCTCGTCCGCCCAGGGTGCCCTTGGTCTGGCAACGACCGCACGCGAGACCGCTCACGACGAAGTGCAGCGGCGCCGGGTCCTCGAAGGGGAGTTCCATGACGTCCAGGGCCGCATCAAGATCGTCAATCATCAACTCGACCAAACAAACAACGCCGGCGGTTCCCAGCGGCCCTTGGCCGAGATTGACGCGGACTTGTTGGCCAAGGCGGAAACGGTGGCGCGCGGCCAGGCTATACTTCGCGACCTCGCGCGGCTCACAGAAAAGACTGATCTCGATGATTTCGTACATTCTCTCGAGTCCGAGGTCGCGCATCTCGATTGGGCCGTCGAACAATTCCGCAACGGCGCGCTCGCCAAGTTCCTGATCCGCGACATGGCCACGCCGTTTCTTGAACGGTGCAACGTCGCCCTCTCTGCGGTCGGTAAATCCATCGAGCTCGTCATTGACGGCAAACGCGTCTACGTCATGTTGCGCCTCAACGAGACCGATGCGTTCCCGTTCGAGATGTGTTCCCGCGGCGAACAGATGTTGGCCAAGGCGGTGATCGCCGCCGATTTTGGGGCGGACAGCTTCGTATTGTTGGACGATCTGAACGACCTCGATTTCGAGAACCGGGACAATATCGTGAAGGCCCTCCAGTCCTGCCCCAGTCTGATCTGCGCAGTGGCCGACCAGAACGATTCCCTCAATCTCGGCGAAACCGTATTCCTCAACGATGGTGAAATTACCGAATTCTAAAGGAGAACGCGAACCATGAAACGCAAGCAAGAAATCCCAAAAACGAAAGAAGTCGCTCTCACGATGTACCTCAAATGTGCGTTGGCCGACCACGAAAAAATAGATCGCGGACGCGACCTGGCCCATCTCTACGGCGAGAAGCAACAACTCGAGGCCGACATGAAGGCAACCAGATCGCAATACCAATCCCGCATTGACGGTGTTACTGGCAAGATCTCAATGCTCTCGGACACGATCCGCGATGCGGCGGAGTTTCGGGATGTCCAATGTGTCCAAGTATTCGACTGGGCAAACAAAGAGGTCTACGTCCGGCGCCCCGATACTGACGAGATCGTTGAATCGCGCCAAATGCGCCAGGAAGAACTGCAAACGGAGTTTCCAATTCCAGCGTGATTCTCCGCGACTACCAACAGCGAGGCGTTGACCAGATCCGCGCCCGATTCGCCGCCGGCGTCCAACGGGTCTTGTACACGGCCCCAACAGGCTCGGGTAAAACCGAACTGTTCGTCTACATCGCCCGCGGCGCCGCGGCGAAGGGCAAACGCATCTGCATCCTGGTCCATCGCAGGGAGCTCGTCTTGCAGACCTGTGCGCGGCTTGACTGTCCCCACGGCGTCATCGCCGCCGGATTCCCCGCCGATCCGCGTCAGATCATCCAGGTCGCCAGCGTCCAGACCCTGATCAACCGTCTCGGGCAATACCCCCAATTTGACCTCATTGTCGTTGATGAATGCCATCACTGCCGCGCGATGTCTTACGAAACCATTCTCGCGATGCACCCGGCCGCCAAGGTCCTGGGTGTTACGGCGACGCCGTGCCGTCTCGACGGCCGCGGCCTTGGCGATCTGTTCCAGGAACTGATTCACGGGCCGTCCGTGCGCTCCCTGATTGACGCCGGGTATCTCGCGGAGCCGGTCGTGTACGCGCCCTCCACGATAAACACCTCGGGCGTTCACAAGGCCCACGGCGATTACGTCACCCGTGAACTGGCCGCCGTCGCGGACCGGCCCACAATCACCGGCGACGCCATTACGCACTATCGCCGGTACGCGAACCGGCTGCCGGCAATCGCGTTCTGCGTCTCCGTCGAGCACGCGCGCCACATCGCCGCGGACTTCCAAGGCGCGGGGTACATTGCCCGGTGCGTGGACGGCGGCACACCCCAGGCCGAACGCGACGACGCCATTGCCGCCCTCGGGTCCGGGCGAATCCACGTCCTCACGTCATGCGACCTCATATCCGAAGGCGTGGACGTGCCCGTTGTCGCCTGCGGGATCATGCTCAGGCCGACTCAATCAACCGCCCTGGCGATCCAACAGACCGGACGCTGCCTGCGTGTGGCGCCGGGGAAACGCCGGGCTATCATCCTCGACCATGCCGGGAACACGCTCCGGCACGGCCTGCCTGACGATGACCGCGACTGGACCCTCGAACACGGCCATGCGCGCCGCGGGGTGTCCGATGGCGATGACAAGGTCTCCGTCCGCATCTGTCCCCGCTGTTTCTACGCGCACGCGACCGGTCCCGTCTGTCCGGGGTGCGGATTCGAGTATCCCGTCGAGGGCCGCGACGTGGCCGAGCGCGACGGCGATCTCGTCCTCCAAACCCGCGAAGAGAAGCTCGCCGAGCAGGCCGCCGCAACTGATTTTCAGTCCTTGGTCGAAATTGAGGTGAAACGCCGGTACAAACCCGGCTGGGCACTCCACGTCTGGCGCACCAGGGGGAACCCCATCACGTTCCGCGAGTACAAGGAAATCGAGAAACGCCGAGGCTACAAACCAGGCTGGGCCTGGATACGAAGCAAAATGGAATTGAGTAACGCTACCTAACCTAAGAAAGGATCAACACATGCTCACGAAACAAGATCTGCTCGACAAAATCGAGTACTACTCCGCGTTGCAGAAACGCAATCTCGACCAGACTGTCACCTTCCCCCGCGAGGAGAACGACAGTGTGCCGGATGAAATCGCGGATTTCCATCAGGCAATGACGGACGTTTTCGAGGCCAAGTTCGAGATCGAAATGTTCAAGATGATGACCGAGATCGTCAATGAATCCAAGGATGCCCCCGAAGCCGTCTCACGGTGTTGCATCTACCTGAGCAATCTCGCTAACGTAACCGATTACCCGATTCAGGTGTTTGCCGAGAAGGCACTCCGCAACGCGTACCCAATCATCGCAATGCTGTAACCCATGCGTGAAATTCGGGCCATAGACGTGTGTGCTGGCGGCGGCGGCTGGGCGGTAGCTGCACGAGGCACGCCTATCCGTATTGTCGCGGCATTTGACCACGACGAGGACTGTTTGGCTACGTACTCGTTCAATCATCCAGGCGTCGAATCCATTCAGTGTGACGTTACCACGCATGATTTCTCCAAGTGGGCCGGTATTGACCTCATCTTGGGCGGAATACCGTGCGAAGAGGTTTCGTTGGCTCGTAACCTAGTTCCACTGGCGGCATCGGATGAGGCACGCATAGCCGCGCTGGTTGACAGGTGCGTCGGTCTGCCTTCCGAGTTAAACGCCCAATGGTGGTGCTACGAGGACGTTCCTCAAATCAGACGGTTCTTGCCACTCTTCACCCCGTATTTTGAACTGGATTCGCAGTACTTCTCGGCGCAGCGGCGAAAACGAATCTATATCGGCAACCTGCCTAAGCCAGTGGAACAATCAAACGATACTCGGCTCTCGCAGCACCTGAGACCGGGACCGTTCCGTATAGGCCAAAAAGTCCTTCGATCACGACCGTGCCGCGCAAAGACATACACTGCTACGACGTTCTACGACTGGGATCCTGCTGCAAAATCGCCCACGGTAATAGGTCTGTCCAGTCGCCATGACAACTACGCCGCCGTCGGGTTTCCCGGTGGTTATCGCCAACTGCAATGGCAGGAACTCGCATCCTTACAGGGATTTCCTGCCGATTACACTTTCATTGGCTCGCCAACCTCAACATCGAAGATGATTAGCCAAGCCGTACAAATCGACACTGCACGAGCTATTCTCTCTCGTTTCATCGAGGATCTCTCCCATGCGTGAATCGTCGCTCCTGAAACGCATCCAGATTGCCGCGTCGCGCGCCGGGGCCCGCCTGTTCCGCAACAACGTGGGGTTCGACGCCGAACGCCGGGTCCATTACGGCCTGTGCCGGGGGTCCTCGGACCTCATCGGATGGACTCCGATCGAGATCCGCGAGGAGCACATAGGCTCCGTAGTGGCCGTGTTCACCGCCGTCGAGTGCAAATCAAAACGGGGCCGGTTAACCGAAGAGCAACAGCGATTCCTCGATGCAGTCCGCACCGCCGGCGGTATCGCCCGAGAGGAACGAGAATGATTGACTGGTCGCGCTTCAACTGGGAGATTCATGAGGGCTCGGTGCTGTTGCGTGTTGGAGGACTGGTTAGGGCCGAGATCAGCATCAGTGGGGGGGCTGTTTTGGCTCCGTTATGGCATCTAGATGAACGTGAATTTGTCTACCAACAGGCGCGTGCGATTTGGAACTGGATGGAAAGAAAGAGAGGTAGTCATGGCAAAACATGCGAACAAGATCAACAAACGGAAGTATGCTGCGAGGAAAACCTCGAACCCGACAAAACGGAAGTCGTGAATATCCTTGGTATCGCCCGAGAGGAACGAGAATGACTCTAAACGTTATCAGCGAGAACGCAATGACTACAGCGAACAAACATGGATTTGGAGATACTACTCCAGGCGAGTGGTTTGCAAATATTCATAGCGAGGTGTCCGAGGCGTGGGAATGCTGGCGCAGTCACCAAGACGTTACACGTGTTCGCAGCGACAATAAACCGGAAGGATTACCATCAGAACTAGCCGACATTATTATCCGAGTTTGCGATGTAGCTGCTCGGTTATGTATTGATTTAGATGTTGAGGTAGAACGGAAAATGGTCTACAACGCCACGCGAAATTTCAGGCATGGCGATAAACGTGCTTGAGTTCACCCCATGACCCAGTACGCGATTCTTCCACCAGCGTGCGAACGCGAGAAACACATCATCGCCTATATCGATCTTGAACTGAAACACGAAACCGCGCTCCGGGTGCTCCTCGCTCTCAAGGAGGATAGCGAGGGGTCCGGACCGCGGCGCGGCCTGCTTCGCGACCACGAGATCGACGCCATCGAAACCCTTCACTGCTGGTCCGCTACCGCCGGTGGCGAGATACCCTTACAAGGACCACCATGCCTACTATAGCCGACATTCGCGCCCAACTCGACGCCGTCAAAGGTTCCGAATCCTCGTTCACGGCCCGATGCCCCGCACACGACGACCGCACCGCCAGTCTCTCGGCCAAACTCGGCGGGTCCGGTCAAATCCTTCTCCATTGCCATGCCGGTTGCACTTTCCCCGAGATCATCGCCGCCCTCGGCTACACCGGCAAGGACTTCGCCAAACCCAAACTCGCCGGAGACATCGTCGCCACTTACGACTACCGCGAGGCCGATGGCACTCTCGTGTTCCAGAAATGCCGCCTCCAACCCAAGTCATTCTTCATTCGTCACCCCGACCCTCACAATCCCGGCGAATGGATTAACGGACTCAACGGTGTCAGGTCGCGCCCTCTCTACCGGCTCCCCGACCTCATCCCGAAACTCGAACATCACAGAAAGGTCGTCGTTTGCGAGGGCGAGAAAGACGCCGACCGGCTCTGGTCTCTCGGCCTGGCTGCCACGACGGATTTCGGGGGGGCCGACACCCGTGGCGTCAAGTGGCGCAAAGAATACTCGGACCTTCTAGCTGACGCCGGCCACGTCGTTGTCCTGCCCGACAACGATCCGCCGGGCCGGGCCCGGGCCCGCGCCATCTGCCTCATGACCCTGAACTCCGTCTGTCTCACCCTGCCCGACCTGCCTGATCATGGCGACGTATCCGACTGGCTCGATTCCGGTCACACCATCGAGGAATTCCGCGTGCTGGCCGCCGAGGCCATAGCCGAGCCGCCGCCGATTCCCGAACTCGAGGTTGCCCCGGCCGCCCCGCCCGTCGTCGTCGCCACGGATTCTTCCGTCCAAAAACCCATCGTCATAAACAATCATCCGTTGCGGATCGCCGAGGCGTTCCTCGCCCATCACTACGTCCGCGACAATCAACTCCACCTGCGCTGGCACGCCGGCGAATGGTTCCGGTTCCTCTGCACCCACTATGAGGTCCTGCCCGTCGCCGTCCTGCGCGCCCAACTCTGGCGGTTCTGCGACGGGCTGCGCATCGCCAACAGCGATTCCCTCAAAGTCTCTCCCCGGATCGTCAGCGAAGTCCTCGACGGTCTTCCCTCGCGCAACCTCATCGTCGAGGGGGACCGCCCACAGTGGATCACCGCGCCGCCTACACCCATGCCCATCCACGAGATTGCCGTCTGCCAAAATGGCATTCTACACATACCCGACCGGACCCTCATCCCCTCGACGCCCGAACTCTTCACCACAACCGCGCTGCCGTTCCCGTACAACCCCAATGCCCCGCAACCCGTCCGCTGGCTCCAGTTCCTCAACGAACTCTGGCCCGGCGACGAGGAATCCCAGATCGCCCTACGCGACTGGTTCGGATACTGCCTCACGCCCGACACCCGGCAACACAAAATCCTCCTGATCGTTGGTCCCAAACGCGCCGGTAAATCCACCATCGGACGCCTGCTATCTGAACTCATCGGACACACAGCCGTCTGCAACCCCACACTCGCCTCGCTCGCCCTGCCATTCGGCATCGAACCACTGCTCGACAAGCATCTCGCTATCATCACCGACGCCCGCCTATCGGGCCGTACCGACGGCGGCGTCGTCGTCGAACGCCTCCTCTCCATCTCCGGCGAGGACGGCCAGACCATTGACCGCAAATTCAACTCCTCTTTCAACACCAAACTCAACGTCCGTTTCACCATCCTTACAAACGAACTGCCTCACCTCGAAGACTCCTCCGGCACCATCGCCTCGCGGTTCATCACTCTCATCCTCACTAAATCCTGGATCGACAACGAAGACCACGCACTCACCGACACACTACTCGCCGAACTCCCAGGCATTCTCAACTGGGCACTCACAGGATTCGACTCACTCATCGAACACGGACGACTCTCTCAGCCACAAGCCTCGCGCGACATCGTCCAGGAACTCGCCGATTTCGGCTCGCCCGTCCAAGCCTTCATCCGTGAAAGATGCGTACTCAAACCCAGCGCTCTCGCCGAATGCAACGCCCTATACGACGCCTTCCGCGAATGGGCTAAAGAAATCGGCTTCCAAAATGTCCGCTCTAAACTGTGGTTTGCACGTGACTTACGTGCCGTTATACCTACTCTCAAAGTCCGCAATCTAGGCACAGACGAACGCACCAGATGCTACGAAGGTATCCAAACAGTATGACCACGTACGCACATTTACGTACGCACAGAATGAGCATATTTCTCTTTTTCGGTCATAAGTCCAATAACTACGGTCAACGTACGTACACGTACGCACATTATCTTATTTCTACCCTCTCTGTTTCTCTCCTTCTCCCCCTTTTTCCTCTCCTTTTCCTTTCTCTCTGTTACTTTCCATCGCGCGTACAAATAAGTAAATGTGCGTACGTGTACGTACGTAAAACCACAAACAAAGGAGTTACAACGTAAATGACGAAAATCGACACCCTCACTAAACGCTCCCGGGACCTCCTACACAGCATCCAGTTCTCCCGCTTCGGACACCGATGCCCATGCTGCCACCTACCAACGCATTCTGTCAAGTGTTTACTCCGGGCATTGCTTCAAGACCTCGACGACGCACTCGCGGTAAAACCAACCGCTGAAAAACCAAAATCCCACAAAAATTCCGGAAAGGGTGAGTAGGGGGATGGGCTCGGGCGGCTACCCCCCCTCCCCCGTCAAAATCCCCGGGCGGGTATGTACACGTGTCCCTGTGTGTAGGGGTGATGTGCCCCTAGATAGGCATTCACACGCATGATGACGCGGTCCAAATGACGCTACGATCCGGCTGTGTGATCCGCGTCGTTGTAACTGATTGTGACACAACGACTTGAACCTGCTACCTGTTGGTCTTGTACCAAGGGGTCGCAGGTTCAGGCACTGCCAAAATGGCAGTGGGGTGCCTGTAAGTTGCACCAGGCGGGACGGACCGGGAAAGTGATTAGTTGAGGTTTGGTCTAGGTTTACGAAACGAAAGGGAAACTAACAATGATGTGCCTGACGATCTGGCAGCCGTGGGCGGATTTGATTTGTCCGCCGATCGAGGGGATACCTGGGCTGGTTTTGCCGGGGCGGCTGCGGCTGCCGAAGGACATTGAAAATAGATCGTGGTTCACCGACTTTCGAGGAGACCTATTGATCCACGCGGGGCGAACGGTTGACTGGGCTGCGAGGGTTCGATTTGGACTACGCCAGAATGAATTCGTCTCCGGGGCGATCATCGGGAAGGTCCTGCTGACGGGATGTTCGAGGTACTCGACGAGTCCCTGGCATCAGGACGGTATGTTTGCGTGGCGCCTGGCGCGGCCTGAGCGGTTGCGGAATCCGGTCGAATGGAAAGGTCGGCGGGGGTTGTTTGAGGTGCCGGCCGCGGCGATCGGGGCGACGTGGGGGTCAGTCGTCGCGGGGCCGGCATGGGATGCAAACGGAAAGGAGGGATTGGATGGATCAGATTTCCTTACGTTAGCTTTAGCTAATGAATGGGAAAAACTGGAACACACCCCAGATGATGTTTGATGAGGGGCCGATCTGAATTCGGCGGCCTCTGAATGAAAGTTAATCCACCGGCTCTGCCGGTGAGAATTCATTAGGCTCTGCCGTTCCATCGTGCGAGATGCGCACACAAGCGTTTAAGTTTACACGGAAAATATGATACGGAGCTAAGGCTGCAATGAAAGCGACACGAGAGCGTGTCTCACCACTCGTCGGGCCTGATGTCGCTGTGGCTAATACCGTGCGGACAGACAAGGCGACCAAAGTCCGACTGATCCCGTCGGCGCGTTGGCATACACGGCCTCTTCCGATTCACCGGTTCACACGATGCTTCAATTGTTTGGCCCCTTTTAGGGGCCGTCCTCATACCACGACAGTGATGGATTCGAGGGCGCGGCGAATGCCGGCGCTGGGATTTCCTAAACCGAGGAGTTCGGCGCGCGCCCAATGCGCCGGGGTGAGGCGGATCGAGCGGGCGACGAGGGGTTCGTCAGATAGTCGCGGGCGGCCCGAGCCAGGGCGGGGGCCGCGGCGGATCGCGGGCCGCTGTCGGATTTTTGGTATTCGTCGCCGGGGACGGGGACGGCGCCGGCGCGGACGTTACTCACGCCCTTCGGAGAGTGCGGCGAGAGCTCGCGCAGATAGGTCTGGGTTGTCAGCAGAGACGGGGATTTGCATCGAGATTGAACGAGACGACGAGACTGGACCAAACCCTGCGCGGTCGAGGAGCGCGCGGGCGGCTTCGAGGCGGAGGCGTAATTGAGGTGCAGGGCCGCGAACGATGCCAGAGGCTATGTTAATGAGGATCTCGACGGCTTGGGCGGAGGTCTCGACGAGCAGTTGCCGGGTGTTCTGAGGTCCTGCGAGGGCAAGCGTGGTGATGTGTTTCGAGACGGCGGCCTGCTTCTCTCGGCAGAGGTCGGCAAGATAGTTCTGGGCGAGTGTTGACATGAGTAGTTTTTCGAGGGTTGACTTTGAGTAGTGGTACTGTTTGCAGACGGTTTCACGTGGGATGCCCGTTGCGAGTGCGTTGAGGATTTCACTGTGGCGGGGTGAGAGTTTCTTTGGTTTCCAGGGTTTTGGGAGATAGGGATGTGGTTTCACTTGAGGGATTCCTGTAAAGCGCGGCGTTCGGCTTTGGTTGCGTGGACCTGAACGCGGACCTCTGGTGGGGTGAGTCCTGGGGTGAGTTTGGCGGCGTCAACGTATCGGTTTCGGAAGTCAGTGGCGGAATATGTGGGGTCGAGAGCGCCGGCGTTCTTGGCGGCATGGTACGCGTCAACCCATCCGGTGCCGGTTGTGGCGTCAGCGCCATTGAGCCGGATGTGTTTTCGGATGATGTCGCGGCACGCCTCGATGCCGGCGGCATGTTCACGCGTGACCTTGTCCATGATCTCCCGATACCGCTTCTCATCGCCCTGGTTCGAGAGGCGGACGAATCGTTTGAGGATGTTGCCGAGAACGGGGATATCGAGCGTCTGCTCGAACTCGGTCTGGGCGGCGGCCGTGTCAGACGCATTGAACCGATAGTACTGGCCGAACGAGTTGTTCAGCTCGTATTTGAGGAAATCCTTGACGGCATGTGTTTTGGCTTCGGTGCGAGCGTCAAGAGGTTCTGTGGGGGCGGCGAGTTTGGCTTTGACGGCGGCGGGCAGGTCGGCGGCGGCTTGGGTGGTCTCGGGGATGGCGAACCGGCCTCGGAACGCGTCGTAGACGTTGCCGGTCCGGAGATAGGTGGCGATGTCAGCGAGTAGTTTGATTGGCGGCGTGAGTTGAGATGTCGAGAGCGGGTTGATGCCCTCGACGGCGGAGGCCATGGCGCGTGTAGTATCCTGCTCGAATGTGGCGCGGACGCAGGAGAACACGAATTGGCCGATGTAGTCCATGGGCATGAGTAAATAGACGGCTTTTCCGCCGATGGTCTCGGCGATGGGGATACAGTACCGATTGTCGGCGTCGTGCGAAGGGATTTTCTGGGAGACGCGCTGTACCCATGAACCCAGGAGACCGTGTATGCCGGCTGAGACGGCGAGTGCGGGAATCACGTTGAAGAGGGTGGTTTTCAGAAGGTAGTCCGATGGGTTCCTACGGGCGGCCCGGAGCGCGGCCCGGAAACCCTGCATCGCTGGGTTCTCGAACATCAGCAGCGAGTTCACGACCATGGTGAATTTGCCGTGAGCCTTGAAATCAGGACTGCCAGCGTCGCTTCGGACGCATTCGGCGATCTCCATCGGGGTGAGGTCGAGCCGGCCCGATTTGACGCCGGATTCCAAGTAGGAGAACCCGGCGATTTTGCTCCACCGTTCGACTACCTTGTTCATGCGAGACACGAACCGGGCTGGATTCAAGTGACGGTAGAACGGCTCGATCTGTGTGGGATTATCGGCGAAATCGTTGAGCCGTTGCTCGACCTCGCTGTCCGCGGAAGACTGTTCCCGGCTGCGCCAAGCCCGGTCCACCAGTAGCATCCGGCGCAGGTACATGTTCCGTGTAAGTGGGGTCATCTTGTCGAATCCGCCGTCCAGAATCGCATCGGGCAGTGTGCGTGCGTAATGGTAGGCGAGCCTGACAGGACCTGCGCGAGGCAGTTGTTTAAGATTTGCCTGCACGTCGCGCGGCAGGTTCCAGAGAGGAAACGCGGGATTGTACTCAGTCAGTATGGCTCTCCACGGTATGCCGGCGCCGTGAATCGCGCGGGCCGCTATATGAGCCTCGACGGGATTCCGCTCGTAGAAATCCTGGACCTGACGCGGCACGTATTTCCCTACGGGTTTGCCGTGGTCCATGTAGACCATAAGAGCTTGGTCACGGTCTGGGGGGTCCAGGAACTCGTTGTGGTCGTTTACCCAGCGGGTCTGGGCATCGGTAATCAGGTCGGCGTCAGCGTTCGTGCACAGAAATGCCTTCCCGTCGTTGCGGACCGCGGCCTGCATAAGCGAGAAGTCCTTGACCACGGACGAAATGAAAGGGTTCTTGATGGCTTTGGTGGTGCCGTACTGTTGGTGAATCGCCGCGCCGACAGCGATCCCGTATCGGCTGTTGAGTTGCTCCTGTATCTGGAACGTGGCGTACATTTCGTTGTTCTCGATGTGCTGTTGCAGCTCGTCCGTGAGCAACGGGAACTCGGATTCCCGGAGCATCGGAAATACGTAGGTCTGCCGCCAGCGCCAGTACGAATCCGCCGCGGCTTGCACAGCCTGGAATTTCTCGTCGCCCAGCCGACTCCGCAACGCATCGAGCGTTTCCGTGGCGGCCTCGCCGGCGGCTACGGGCGACTCGATCCCGGCTCGTTCCGTGGCGGACCGGCGCAGACCCATATACACGCCAAGATCGTCCACGGTGCCGGTGCCTTTCAGGAGGGGACCAAGGACATGGGCGTCCAGGTCCCGGTGCGCGATCTCGTTTCGGCAATCGCTGTACGCGACCTCCTGCGTCCACAAGTACGGATCCAGCTCCGGGGGCGTGCCGGGTTTGATGGCCCGTTTCAGCGGCCCGCGCTCTTCCCACAGCATCCGTTCCGCTGTCTGATAGGCGGTGCGGATCATATCCCCGATGCGCCGTAGCGCCGGTTGTGGGGATGCTGGCTCCTGGCCGCGCGCAACCATGTCGTAATACTGCTGGACCCGCTCCTCGGGCGTGGGCGGTTCGCCGGACGGCGGTAGATTCGGCTGCACGGGCGGCTCTGGCGGGGGCGGAGGACCCTCAGCGCCGGGCAACGGCGCCTGACCAGGCGGCGGACCGGCACTGGCAACCCGGTCGAAGTGGTCGCCCACGGCGGCGCCGAACCGATCAACGAGCTCCTTGCGAATGTCTGGATCGGTCATGTCCTGACTGTGGCCTTGGTCGCGCACCTGCCGGAGATAGTCCTCGACGTTCTCGTGGACGGCATACTCGGGCGGTTCGGCTCGCTCCTTGCGCCACAGGCGGTTCACATCTTCCGGAGCGCGTCCCAATTGCTCGTGACGCGACCGAATGTCGGTCCCAGACCTGGTAACGATGTCCGCAAGGTCGCCAATATTATGGAGGTACTCCAAACCGCGCTGCGATTGACTGGATATTGAACCATCTTCATACGAAACAAAAATCCGATGACCACCAACCTGCCGAGCGAGATTTCGTAGCATATTTCCCGTTTGTGGGAGAGCGGTAGGCCGCAGATCCCCAGGCATAAGTTCCGTGCCCATGACAACATGTCCGGGTCCCGAGGTGATAACTACTGGAATACCGTCCGTGACGATGTGTTTGGCTGCTACGGCAATATCATCAGATGACTTGATTAACAGTCCCAATGGTCCTTGGTCAAAATGGCGCAACGGATCTTCAGGCGTGTCTACAGGCAATGGACGTTTTGAGAAATTCCCCTGTGGGTCAATGAAACCGAACTCCCCGTGGTCGATGATGATGCCGCCAAGAACCCTTACAGGTGGGGGCAACTGGGCGTTTGGGCTGGCAAGGAGATCCCGCAGGATCACGTGCATATCCAGATCATCAGGAGTGCAGGCGACGTCACCGCCGGGATGGTTGTGAATCCAGTATATGCTGTCCGCACCGAGAGATTGCGCCCTGGCTCGAATCTCGGATACTTGGCGAATTGTCAGAGGTTGACCAGGTACTCGCGTAAGTCCTGCAACGCGCGAGGTTACAGCTTCGTGCCTAACACAGATTCCGTTTTTGCAATAGACGAATCGCCCAGTCTCGAATCTCGGGTCCCGCCAGATTTGAGCCAAGGCCGCAACATCTTCTGGGAGTGCCGCGTTATGGCCTTTGATATCGATATAGCCTCGCGTGGCGAAGTCGCGTACAGAGGAGATGATTCGCCGTACGGCGCCGCCGGTTCGATTATTGCCACCATAAGTCCCGCCTCGCGCGCTTTCTGGTTCTCGCGCTTCTGACGCGTACGTTTTAACGATCTCTCGTACCGCTTTTGCTGATTCATACGCGACCTCCTTATCCGTTAGATTGTACCCCGGTTCCTTGGTTTTGTCAAGCGGGGTTTGCAAATTCTCGCGAGATTCGCCGGGCGCTTGCGGTGCGTTACGCCGTGCCACCTCGGCATCTATAGCGGCCGCAATTCTCGCGTCCCCTTCCGCTTTGCTCTTGATACCGGCGAGGTTCACCTTCAGTTTATCTGCCAGACTTTCCCCTCTGAGTTGAGCTTCGGCTCGAATTGTCGCTGCCGTCACAAGTTCAGGGGGCGCGGACTGGTAACCCCGACTTGGTTCCGATGCTGCCGCAGGCTGAGCGGGGAGCGCTGCCCGAATCGCCTTGTCCGTCTCGGGCGCGATCTGTAGTCGGCCAAGGCCCCTGCCCGAAGTGAACTCCGAGCCGGGCTGCTGCGCAACCCGGCTCGCCATGTCCATCCCTGGTTGCTCGGGCGTGATCTCTAAGCGTCCAGGGGCGCCGGGCTGCCGAATGGCCGGCGCAAACTCCGCGCCAGCTTGCGCGGCGATGTGGAGTTCTTCCGCCGCCGCGGTCACGGGATCCCGGGCTTCCGCGGCGAACAGGCCCGACCTATCCTGGAGCGCGTTCGCGAACGCCTGTATCCGTTGCCGGAATACCGCCGGTTTGTTCCCGTCCTGCAGAATCGAGTCCACGAACATCAGCGCCCCTGGAGATACCGACTGTTCAGATTTGCCCGTAAACACATCGCCTTGACCGAGAACGTTGCGCGCTTCTGCCGATGTGCGGATCTCCGGGTTCCGCGCAACGAACCGGACCGCCTCGGCCAGCGCCGGGCTGAAATCCGACTGCGGGAAATCTCGCCGGATCTTCAGAATCGGTATGATCGCCGATTCCAGGGAACGCCGAACCTGTTTCCGGTCCGCCCCGAGACGTTCGAGTGTATCCACGTCGAGCACCTGAGACAGTAGCGCGTTCTGCGCAAGCTCCTTGCCGCCCGCCGTGAGTTGGCCTTCCGGCGTGAAATACAACGGCGCGTTCTCCCGGCCCACTGCGGTCCGGAGACCATCCCGGAACTCACGGCCAGCGGACGGATCGTTTACTGCATCCCCAAACGATTTCTGTTCCAGGTCGAGCGTATCGAGGAGCCGCGTATCCACCAAGCGCGTCAGACCCGCCGCCACGCGCGCCGGACTCTGCATCGTCGTCGTTGTACGATTCCCGGCCTCCGCGAACCGCCGGGCCTCGGGGCTTGCCGGGTTCATGTCAACGACGCGGACCAGGACCGGCGCCCGCGCTTGGTCCACCTGGGCCGGGTCAATCCCAAACTGGCCTGCCCGCTCCTTGAGGGCGTCTCTGTACCATCCGTAATCGTTTCGGCCCGCTGCAACCTGCAACGTCATCACTCGGCCGTTGCCGTTCACCACGGTCCCATCCGGCGTCACTACGGGCGCGCCGTCCGCCGGCGATGCCGTATCTGATAGCCAGTATCGTGGCTCCTTGGCCGCCGCGTGCTCGAACACCCCCGCTTCCTCTTGGCTACCCGGCGCGTACGACCGCGGTTGCAACCCCGTTTCCACGGTCTCGCCTTTGGGATACTCCGGGTTCGGCTGTATAGCGCCCGACCGCGCGCTGTGTGACGCCTGAACCTGGTCGAGGTCCATGAGGGCGTACCGGGCCGGGATCGGTTTCATGCCCGCCGCGGATATTGCCGTCGCTTTGCCCGCCGATATCGGCTCCACAGGTGCAACATTTGCAATGTTTGCAATATTTGCGCGTTCTTCTGGTTGAATAACGGGCTGTGTCTCTGGCGAGACTGGTTCAAGTGGCGTAACAGGCCGTTCCGCTAACGCTGTTGGCCGTGGTTCAACGATCTGCGGTTCAGGCGGTAAAGGTGTTTCCAGAGGCGCGGGCGTCTCCTGGGGCATCGTAGAGGGCCCTGGTAGGCGGGCGGGGACCTCGCCAGGGCCAGTCGAGTAAGGAGGGTTCGGTGTCGCCGTACGAACCTCCCCGCCCGCGAACTCGGTTTTAGGAATCGTCTTGGTTTTGGCTCCGTGTAACGCGCCGAGGAAGCCGCCTAGCAGACCTCCCTGTAGAAGTGCGGCCATAGGGTCCGCTTCGGTTTCCGGGTGAAACAGTCTCTCTGCTTCGCCCGTGGCCACGTTCGTCCCTCCAAGTAACGCGCCGCTGGCAAGGCTGTTCGCCGCGATTCGGGCAATCGGGTTGGACAATGGCGCTGTGACTACCCGTCCGATCGGTAGTTTCAATCCCAGCCCCAGCAACGCCGTATTCACGGCCGCGCCCGCCAGCGCCTTGGCCGTCGAATCGCCAGCATCGAGGTTGCGGTTCAACGATTCTACCCCGGTCGTGGCCAGGCCTGCCGGCGTATTTACCAGCCATGCCCATAGCCCCATCAGCCCGCGCGCAACGGTCATCCCGGTCTTCGAGAGACTCAGGAGATCGGCAAGTTCCGTTACTTCCAGGTCTGGCCTATTCGGAGGAATAGGTGGCGGCGGTTCTGGAATGAGTCCGGACACCTTGTGCGCTAAATCCCACCATGCGAAGGCGGGTGTGTAGGCTGTCGTCGCCAGATCCTCGAGCGTCGCCTTGAACGTCGGTTCTCCCTCGGGCGTGAACACGCCGGGAGAGACGGGCGGGAACTCTTGCGTCGAGACCGGCGGTCCCGGTACCGCTGTCAACGCCGCGGTCAACGCTGGATTCGCCGGTGCAACCGGGGCGACTGGCGGCGCCTCTGGTGTGATCGGCGCGATGGGTTCACGTAACCCTGCCGGGGCCGTATTGGCGGCGTCCCACAGTCCGCCGGGGATCATCTTCCAGAAATCGTTCTCGGGGCTGACCCAGCCCACTTGATCGCCGATCAGACCCGGCGTGGCCTCGGCGGCGTTCAATACTCGGCCCGCGAGTCGCGAGATCAGGCCGGGCGGTTCGTACGGGGCAACCGGCTTGAAGTCGGCAAGAATCTGGGGTTCATATGGGGCAACCGGCTCAAAGTCGATCAGACGTTTTACGGTTCCGCCCATTGACCATCCCCCAAGTATTTGGCGATCCGGCCGTCTTTGTCCTTGTACAAGCCGCCGACCTTGTACGGATCGGCTGGTGCGCCACCAGACTTATCACCGCCTGCAAGTTTTCGCAATGACGGCTGTGTGTAAACAGGTAGATTCGTCGAGTTCGGATTCATCAGCATTCCAATAGCACGCAGTTGTGCATTGATGTCCGATCTTTCTTCCCCTTGCTGCAACCCCTGTAATCGCGCGTATAGGTTGCCCATCGGGATCGCCTTGCGCGACATCCAATCCGCAAACCGGTCCATCCACCCTCGCGTATCCTGGACTGGTACCGTTTTGGCGGTCATCGCACGCGGGTCTAACGCGACGATGCTTCCGTCTATGTTCATGAACTTTGGCTTGTCCTCGTCTCCGCGGCGTCTGTAGATCTCCGCGACTCGTTCCGATCCTTCCTGGGTCATTTGACGCAGGACCTTCTGGTTCTCGAACGAACGTTGGTCGTGGGCTGATTGGAGCGCCGCTTGGGCCGTCCGGAGGTCCATGGCCTTCTGGGTGTCGTACTGATTTGCCAACACGTGGCTGGCAATCTGCATCTTAAACTGTTCTTCCGGCGTTGGCCGGTTCCCCTCGTTCTGAATCTCCAACGCCATTCGTTGCCGGGCAAGATCATCCTGTGCCTGCGCCCGCTCCTCCGCCGCGGCCTGCGCCCGCTGATCCATCGCGAACTTGTCCGAAGCCATGCCCATGCTGGCCAGACTCTGGATCATCTCCGGGCTGACGTGCCATCCCGACACGCTCGGTACGTACGATTTCGCCGGCGTCAAGGCGTTCCGCACCGCCGTCGCAATCCTCAGTATCGGATCGGGCGTCATTACGGCCGGTACAGCCGCGCGCGGCGCGGACGCCCCGTGTATCTTTAACCAGATATTCGCTGCTTGGTCCAACGGGTCAATCGCCGGGGAGAATCCCGGGAATGTCGGCGCCATCATCGTGGACATGTTGTCCTCCTATTCCAGACCCCCGGTCATCAACGCCAACATCATGGGGTCAATCCCCAGGCCAGACAAACCTTGGTACATCGCCAAACGCTGCGCCGTGGACATCCCCGCAGTACGCGCCACAGACCCTGCTGCCGCCGGAAGCAGGTTTGTGCCCGCGCGCCCTGCCGCCGCTGTGCCTTCCACAGCCGCACCACGAACACCGGCGCCGCCCTTACCCAGCCAGCCGGTACCGCCGAGACGACTCATCATTGCCCCGCCCGCCAATGACGGTAATCCGGCGTCCATGACTGCCGACCCAAAGTCTACGCCGCCGCCGCCCATCGCTTGGCCCGCGACATCGCCCGCGGTGCCGCCAATCGCGGCCCCGATTACCGGACCCACACCAGGGATGAACGATCCCGCAACCGACCCGATCGTCCCGAGGATCTTGCGGAACTTCGCTTTCTTTTCTTCCTTCTTCTGTTTCTCGATGGCCTTCTGGTACTCGATGTTCCGTATCGCGTCCTGATTCCACTGCTGTGAAGCCGTGGCCGCTGATCTCAGTCCCGGATCATCGCCGGCCAGACCCTGCGCGATGGTTGAGAACACGTTGCCGATGCTGGGGAAAATCTCGTTGTCCATGTTGTGTCACTCCTAGAATGCTTTGCCGATTGCTTTCATTAACGGTTGACTGCCGAGGATCGCTCCTGCGCCGGAGAGAAAAATTGACGCTATCGCAGCCCACGCGGGCGTGCCTTTTTGTGTCACCGGCGCTCCCGATATCGGGGCGCCGCTCATTCCCCGCTGAAGCAGCTCGAGGTTCCACTCCTCTGCCTTCACATCTGAGTCGAGACGTTTCCCTGAATAGTCGTCGTTCGCTACGATGTTCATGCGAGCCATCTCGAGTTTCAGTTGCGTTGCTGCCCGGCCCGCTTCGATCCGGTACCGGATCTGTTCCATGATTTGACCGATCATCTCCGCGATTGCACGAAGCCGGTCTTGATGGGCCGTCTGCGTCAACGTCGCCCGGAGTCCCGCCACCTTGTTGTTGTGTTGCGCCTCGAGGAACGCGATTCCGCCCCAGTACGCGCTACCGTAAATTGCCCCGGTCTGAGCCAAACCTGCTGCCATTCGCCCTTCGCTGCGCATTAGTTCCGGGGTCTGTTCGGCGTCAAACGTATCGGCAATATCGGCGATATCCTCGGTCCACGACAATTCGGAATCGTACTGGGCCTTCACGATGTTCGAAGCCGCGAGCCAATCGGCGGACGGATCGAGACTCATTACGTTTGAGTCGAATTGCGAAAACCTGGACGCCACCTCGTCCAGGTCCGGGTTCGGGTCCTGCCAATCCACAGCAGCGTACGGACAGCGGTAGCCGGCGTCATTCCACAACCGTGTAATCTCTGTGCGGAGGTTATAGGTCGTGTAGAGGGGATCTCCCTCAAATGGGTTGACAACCAGCGGGTCGCTCATGGTATGGAACCCAGCATAGAGGTCGTATGCCGAGGTCAGTTGTGTTGGTACTTCAGACCCGCCCCAAGTAGCGCCCTGTCCCATCTCATACCTCCTTTTGATCTAGCGGGAACCGCACCCAGTCGGAGTCGCCCACCACATTAGCGCCGAGGAGGCGCTGGTACATCGCCCGGACTGCATCGTTCTCCACGCAGCCAACGACCTCCGTACATCCGGCGTTTCGCGCGAACGCTTTCAGCATATCCAGACCTCGGGCCAGCATTCCGGGCGGCATCGCCTCGAATCCAAACACCAGATGAATCTCTAACGTGTGGTCCACGATTCCTGTAATGACGGCCCCGTAATATCGCGTTGTCCCATCGTCATCGCCCGTCGCAATCCAGCATTGCAGTTTGCCCGAGACAATCTGCTCAAGAATCTCCGAGATCCGTTTCGCCGAGAACCCGCACACCACGCCGATGACCGACCGGAGCACATCCCATGTCCGGGCGACCTGGTGCGAATCCAATCGTGTCAGCGCGTACGTCGTCATATTAGTCTGGAACCCGTGTCTTGTACCCGCCCAAGCGCCCGCCAACAGACCGCCGGTCATCGAGGGCCCATCGGACGGTGATGTAATCGATCTTGCCTGCCGGTCCCCATATTCCCGTTACCACGAGCCGAAAATCCGTTCCGCTCTGAATCGGGAAACAGAACCCCTCTTGTGTCGCCAGCACACCCAAACTCCGGTTGAACTCCACATCACGGTTGAACCGGTAATCCACGCACACCATAAGGTCTGTCACATCCGTGGCCGCTATCTCGACCGCCTTGATCGTCTTCAGTCCGCGCAGCCCCATATCGAATGGCGTGGTGATAATCGAGAATGCGTTCGTCGCGCCGGTCGTTGGCGAATACGCTCCGATTAGACCCTCCTCGATGTATGACAGATGCGTCGGAAACACCTCCGTCTGACCGCATCCCGTGGGCGTCTTCACCAACCCGATGACCCCATCGCTGATGTGGAAGTCCCACAGATCGGGATCGTGAGTTATGATTACGTTGTCCGCCTCCAGGTTGGCCGTGAACTCCCCGTACCCGTACCGTTGGGCGCCGCCATCTGGCGTCACCCCCCACACCGTGCGTGCGAGGTCGAGAAACAGTTGCCTGCGGTGATCCCCGCCAACCGCTCCGCGCGACAGCACACCCACATCCACGACGCTGTCCCGGCGATAGATGGCCAACCCCGACTCGGATTGAGGGACCAGGGCCGTTACACCTCCGGCACCGTACACCACGGCGATCTGTCCTAGCGGGCGGACCGCACGAACGGTCCCTTGCCAGGGCATCGGTATGAACCCAATGGACCCGAGTTTGATTTTGTCCAGGTAGTACGGTTGCAGTTCATCCGTATGATCGTATGGCAACCCGAATATCGCCGCCTCGACGGCGAACGGCCAGTAGTAATCACCACCGGCCAGGTCACTGTAAAACAGCCACGATGAACCAAACGTCAGGGTTTCATCGGACATGAGGTCTTGAGGTTTGTGTTTCATCCACGCATCCCACAACTCAAGCCATCTACCGTAATTCGTTGGGTTCGACTCGTACGAGAAGTAGTCGGGGTTGATTCCGCCAATTAACAATCTATTCTGGAAGTTACATACTGTCTGCGGTATCAGGTCGAGGTCCCATTCGTTGATCCATCGGTACACGGTCCAGCGGCCGTAGAGGTACTGCCGCGAGATTAGACACACCCCGTTTGTCAGGAACCACGTATCCTCGAAATCCGCAAAGTGCCACGGACCCGTGCCTGCCGGAATCGTTGATTCTGCGATCTCCATAACACTGACATCGTCTACCGTGCCCGTGAAGTTCGATGCTTCAATGTTGATGGGTCCGACGTTGCTAACAACACCCGCCTTCAAGTCCTGCACATATGTACCGCTCTGGGTATGATACGTCCCCACGTTCGGATCGGTGTCGTGAAAGTATACGCCCAAAGACATCCTAACCGAACCTTGTGTAACGGTGATGGTGTAACGTACCCGGTACAGATGGTTATTGACCAATGATACGGCCTGTTTTGCCTTTGACTGAAATAGCATGCTGGAGTGATTTGTGATCGACGCTCTTCCGTTCGCGATGGTCCAGTAATTCGTGGTCTGTTCGTCCCAATTGGTGCCCTTAGCCGAACTGAATACGCCATCAGTCACGGATTCCGTCTGTGGGTTTGCCAGTTTGTACACCGTCAGCGCTGTGCCCGCCTGCCAGTCCAAATCACCGTTCTGATCCCGCTGTTCCGTTACCTCATAGATATCCGTTTTCGCGCACAGGAGCGTGTGCCGTTTCCCCCGAAACAGTTGGGGGTACGGCCAGTCCAACACTTCATCGAGATCGAGATCCGTGAATGGCCATTGCGGCGCATCAATCACCGACAACGCGAACTCCGTAGGTTTCGCCGCGAGGCATTCGGCCAACAATGGCAGGTTCCGGCCCGCCCGCCGGTCCGGGATAAGCCCCTTCTGGAACGCTTCCAGGATCTGTAACGATTGCATGTCACCCATGAAGCACCTCTCGAATACTCATTTTCTGTAGGGATTCCCACAAAATACGGATATAATCCATCTCAATATCTTGACCGTCGCTGTCCAACGTCAGCCGGAACTCGACGCCACTGGTCATGCAGTGCAGCCATCCGGACTGCTTTAAGCTACCCCGCGCGCCGATAGCCCAATTGCCGTCGTACGACGTGCGATACTCGATTGTCACGTCAACCACAGTGCCGCTCGCCAATGCAACGTATACACCACGAACCGTCTTGAGATCGCGAACTCCGAAATCCAACGTTTCTGTGACTCCACGGAACCCCGTGAACTGCGCCGCGGTTTGGGCCACGGCCCATTTCCCATTGCACATGCCACCAGACGCGATTTGCCTGGGAACAAACGTCACGCCGCCACTTTCGGAAATGCAGTATGCGCCGGCGTCAGAGACGTTCAGGTAGGTCTCTCGTTTGAGCGGATTGAACGCGCACTTCGGAGTCGAGGGGTAGTTCAAGGCAATCAGGTTCAGGTGTTGGTAATCCAATCTCTCGACCTTAGTACCCCGGATCTGCCAAATGCAGCCCGCTGTGTCAACGAACGTGTTCAGCGCCGCGTCACCGCATACGCAATGTGTCCACAGTGGCCCGGTAGGAATCAACGGTAGATGACCAAATGTCGGTTCCGGTTCGACTATGGGTGTTAGGAGCGAGACACTTTCCGCCCCGAAAACCAGGACGCCTTCGTCAACCGATTTGAGGGCGGTGATTAGTCCGAAGCGTGGTAGTGGCATCAAACCCATGTCGTTCCGTGCTCGATAATCCAGGAAGAACGGACGTTCCAGGTTGTATGCGTCAGGTTGCAGAACGCGCGCGCAGATGACGTTGGTTACCGTTCCGGTGAACTCTTCGCCAACAATGGAAAAGTTTATCCCGCTGGTAACCGTTCGTTCTGCCCAGTAGTGGTTCGTGGTTGTAGTAATTGCGGCGCCTGAGTCATTTCCCAAACTCAGCCGGACCGCCCCGCTTTCTACGGTTATCGCTGCGTGGACAATGTATGTGCCCGGTAGAAACGCGGGGATGTTTTGCGACACGATGCCATCACCGAAGAAATCCATGTGATGATTGGTCTCGTCATAACTGACATCGCCGTCAATACTCCAGTCCTCCGGTACGTCTGTTCCATACAAAAACCATCCGTTATACAACAGCGACGGAGTAGTCCCGTGGGAGCTGTAAATCATCATCCATGGCCACAGACGCCACAGGAAATCTTCCGCCCCGTGCCCCGTCCAGTAAACCGTACTGGCGCTAGGACCATAACCCCACTGTGTTACTTCCCCATGTGTCAGATACCGTTCCACCAGCGAGAGGCACCAGTCATCGAGTATATCAGCATAAACACCATACAAGAGCCGAGTCTGATGTTCGACACAGGGGTACAGAAGAACTTTGTTGGTGCCGTAGTAGTACCCGTCTCCTGTGCGCAATAGCGTGTTTGTACAGTTTGAGGCAGCAATGCCGCCGGGGACCTCGGCAATGGTCCACTGACCGCCGTTAGCGATAATATCGTAGTCCTTGTTCACGGACAGAACATCTTTGAACGTAATCTCTGTCAGGTCCCAAGCGTCGCCGGCTGGGAGCGACGCCTCGTACACAGCCTGTTCAAGGAATACCAGTATCCGATTACGTCCACAGTGAATCTGCGGGAACGGGGGAGATACGGTGATCTCTTCTTCCTCAAGCCAATCAGCCAACGGTTCCCATTGTGTTGGACACGGCACGATTCCCACATCGGATGTCATGACGCCTTCCAGCGCCGCAAACGACTGTGAATCGCGGGGCATATCCGCACGCGGGCTGATACCGCGTACCAACGCATCTTTCAACAGGAACTCGTTCACACCTTCGCCTCATACACCGCTGAAAACCAAACGCCTTCAACCTGCGGCGATTCCACGTTCACGTACAACCGATGTCCCGCTTCCACCTCGATTTCGTACGGAATGACGTTATCGCCGGCCTTGATTTCCACGCGGCGAATCTCGCCTGCCTGAGACGCTTCCGGCGCCAAGTCCACCAGGGCCGTCTTATCTTCTTTCAGACTGTCAATCCGTATATGGATCGATTTCACCACGCCCGCCGCTGGAAACATGAACTGACCCGCGCACCCGACGCCGTTTTTCTCGGGTTGTTTGCAGTAGTTCTGCACGACGGATATCCCGCGTTCCCGGATGATCTCCTTCGGCGGGTCCGCCGGACGTCTGGTATCCCGAAAATGAATCTTGCCGGTATGTCTCATGGTCGCCATCCTTTCATCACTATCGAACCATCTGGCCGTTGCAGTCGCCGGAGATCGCCGCGAATTCGATCCCGCCGTCGTTCGTCTAAGGCTCGCTCGAAATCCGCCAAACGTTCGTCGGAACTCCCGCCGGCTTGCAGTGAACATGCCGTCTTGTACAGCGCCGCCAGTAACACAAGTTCGCTGTAGTGGGTCGTCAAGAAGTTCTCGTCCGCGGGATTCTCCAGGTCGTCCGGATAGAACAACCCCATCACCGTCACCGTGTACGCGGTTAACGGTGGCGGGGCCAACAGTATGTTCAATTCGCCGTTGTTCGCGAGCCGTTCAATCGTGTCCTCGACGAATTTCACCGATACACTGTCAATGGAGCCCCGGTAACTGACCCCCATGATCGTCACTATCCCGTTCGGGGCCGATATCTCGACCTCATACGTGGAGGATTCGCCGGAATGCGTTGGCTCAACTAATTTGCCGTTGATAATAAGGTCGCCCTGGGTCTCGGTCACCACCACTGTCACCGTGAACCGATCTGCGGCCTGTACTGGAAACACGCAGTCAATCCGCGTCAACAGCGACCCGTTCGCGCTGGCGCCGTGCATTGACGCGCCTGTATTGGTTATGTTCCCCAGGTGGTATTCCCACGTCACGTTTTTCATACTGATGGACGAGAACGTCGCATCAAGGTCATTCGAGGGTACGATGGATAGTCCGGCGGCACCGAATGGGCAAACGGCGAAGAACCCCGTTGCCCCAGTTACGTTATGGAACACTCTCGATCCGAATTGGACATCATACGATCCGCACTTGACCTCGGCGTCGATCTGCACACGGTAACAATAGCCCCCGACCAGGGGTATCGCCATCCCGGGGTTCAATTGGGTTAGCCATTCGGTATGATCATCGCCAAGTACGTGGGTCATGACCTCCAGATCGATGTCGTATACCCACCCATGCCCGAGGTCCCACTCGGAACCCGGCTGGCTTAGGTCCGGGTTCGTCAGAGACTCCGGAGCCATGTTCCAGTGCCAACCCCATTGCATGATATCGCTGAAATCCGTGTCAACGAGACACTCGCACAGCGGTGAGATCACCACTTCCGGAGATTGCATCCACCACTTGGGCGGTCCCCGATCCACCAGGGCGAACGGTTGAAGGTACTCGTCGCACACGTCAACCTGGGACACGCTCGGGGTCACCCGCTGTTTCGAGGCGGCGTCCACCAGGATCACCTGGTCCGCCGATTTCAGGTGCGGGCAAACGAACTGAAACTGGCCCGCCGCCAAACTACGGGTGTAAACGGTCCGTGGCGATAGCCAGGGCGCCCGGTCGCACACGAACCGGACGCCCTCATTCACGAATCCGACCGCGCCGTTGTCCACGGTGTAGTCGGGTTCCTGATGGCTATCCACAGTCTTCCGGCCAACCAGATCCGTACGGCCACTGCGCCGCACAAGATCCCGGCAAAGATCCGTAAGCGTCATGACGCCTCCTATTACGGCGCGTCAACGCCCACGTTCAACAGGATCATGTACTCCATGGGAATGCCCAACTCGAGCGTCCCTTGGCTGTACCATTCCTCGAGAATGCCGTCGATCCCGGACTCGCCCTCGTTGGATTTCTTCGGGGGGCTCGCCCGGAAATGCGTATCCAGGTTGTTGTAGGGTTTCCAGCCCACGTTGCCGGGATAGAAGATGAGGATGGCGTTGTCCAGAACCGGGCCCTTAAACAACGGATGCGTCGAGAATGCGAGTATTCCGTGAGTGGTCTTGTACTCGGTCAACTGAAGCCCGAACAATTTGTCGTTCGGTGTCAGATTCAGATTCCCGTACGTAAGCGCGAGCATGTCAATGCCCTGCGCCGCGCCGCCGCCGTTGAACGCCATTCGTTCCGGATTACCGTAATCAAACGTGGTTTTCAGGCAATCGTTGAACCAGCCCAGGCCATCATCAAGCCAGATCCCGGTCGGGCAATCCACGAGAAAGTCCCGGATATGATCCGCCGGCGCGTACGCCTTCGCGAACGGCCACATCCCGTTCATGTACTGGAGTGGCTGACCGGTCTCCGGATCTGTGGTGTCGTACTTGTTCCCGAACAGAAACGACTTCTCGAGTTCAACCGAGTGCAGCTCGAGCTTCTGTTTCTTCTGACGCTGGTACTCTTTCTCGCCGTACTTCGTGTCGGAGTTGAGCATGTTCGAGGTGAGCCGCAACGATGTCCGGAAAATCTCCGGGTAGTTCGTGTGCCGCGTCGGATGATACGTGATGCTCCGGGGCGCTGGGGCACCGTGAGAGTGCGCGGACCCGATCACGCGGATGTAGTCCGCGTCGCTCAAATCCTTCCCGCCGACCGCCGCGTCGTCCATCAGGAGCGAGACGGGCAGATACGAATTCACCCCGTCGATCACCGGGGCCGATGTCACGTACACGTTCATCTGGTATGCCGCGGATGTGCTCACGTTGATCATCCCGGTGTGTCCCGCGCGGAACTCCTGCGCGGTCACGGAGGCCATCTTGATGAACAGTCTATCGCCTGTCACGCCGCCCGTCGTGTACGCGTTCGACAACGCACTGTCTGTGTAGACGCCCGTGACCGCTCCCTGCTGCATCGCCAGACCTTCTACCCACCAGCCATGCTCCCACGACCCGAATGATCCGCGGTCTTTCATGATCGCGGTCAGCGCCGTTAATTTTGCCCGGCCGTTCGGCCAGTATTTGAGCACCGTGTACCGATGCGATTCCATGAGGGCCTCGTTGTTTTTGAGGTCCTCTACGGAATCCAAACCATAGTTAGCCATTCCACTTTCCGTTTCTCCCTACCTCATTTCCTAACTTCATACTTTGGTTGCGGCGGTGAGAGTAGCCGTTGGCACACACCGGATATAACCGACCGTTCGGCCAGCGGTACCATCGCCCTCCTGCGTTACCACGAACGAGATCACGCCGCCACTCGCGTAAGCTTTCGGTGCAGATCCATAAGCCCCAACTTCTGCCTCTTCACTGAATCGGCTCAGGCCTTGATGGCTCAACAGGTCAACCGCGGCGAAATACCCGTCCGGGTCGTCGGCGTCGCCTACGTCGAGGTCGGAGACGTGACCCTCGCCGGCGCTCCATAGCACATCACTGTAGAACCCAACCTCAACGACACTCATGCCTGCCGGTACCGTGATGCTGCTGGTATAGGTCCCGTTGCCCGTCGTTTGGGTGATGGAGATGTACTTCTGGATCATGCTGCCGATTGCAGACAGCAGCCCCAACGTCTCCGTCATAATGTTGAGTTCGGCCGCCGTCGCGGTGACCGCATCACCGGCGAGTTTCAACGTGCCGGTAACGTCTATGGTGCCTGTTACTTCTACGGAATCAGCCCCGCAATCTAGGCCGAAGCCCCGCAGAATGTTCTTTAACATGTTTCTGATGCTCATGGTTCCCTCCGGTTACTACGTGGTCAGGTCGTAGATGGCGTACCACTCCTCGCCATCACAGGTCAGGACCAGTGCATCGCCCGCCGCGGTCAGTGCTTCGCTGGTAAACACTTTGCCGCCGCCATCCGATTCGTACGATTCCGCGGTCACTTCATCGGTATCCTCGACGCTCATCACCTTGATCGTGTAGATCTTGCCCTGCGCTTCGGGTGCCGGCGGCAACGTAATAACGAAATCGTCAACATCGGGGATCGTCACCTTCACATGTGTATCCCGGACCGCCAGACTCGCCGCCTCCGTCACCACTTTCCAGGTATAGGGAACCGCCTGCTCCTGGACTGTTCGATTCAACGCTCCATCTGCCATTGTTTACCTCCATTCCCTACCTGTTAGATCTTGTGCATAAAAGCCGCACACCACTCCTCGCCATCACAGATTTGAAGTAGCACATCGCCCGCCGCGGACAGGTCACCACAGGTGTACACCGGGCCACCGTTATTCGATTCGTACGACTGCACGGTCGCCCTGTGCTCGCCAGCGACGCTCATCACCTTGATCGTGTAGATCTTGTCCTGAAGAGCTTCGGGTGCCGGCGGCAACGTAATAACGAAATCGTCAACATCAGGGATCGTCACCTTCACGTGAGTATCCCGGACCGCGAGATTCACCGCCTCCGTCACCACTTTCCAGACTGTTTCATCAGGCATTGTCTACACCTCTTAATCGTTCAATCGCGGACATCGCTTCGTTCGTTCATCAATCGCGTCCAGACGCTCTAGGATCTTCCCCAGCACTCCGGCGAACATTTCCTGATAGTGGGCCAAAATCCTTGTAACAATTTTCAGGAGCGTCAGGGCAAATACCCCGAGTATTACGACCGCAGGCGCTTCTCTGGCCAACAAAGTCCACAGCTCTGATTCCATCATGCTCCTCGCATAGCGAGACGTTCTTGCTCTACGCGACTCAGTTTCGGCGCCGGAACGCGTGTCCCCGGCGTGCGCACGAATGCGGATGAAGGAGCCGATGCGGTTGCCGGATACAACCCGAGTTTGCGCTGGGCCTCCTCCGCCGTGACCCGGTACAGATCGTCCAAGGTCTTGCACTTCCCGGTCTGCATCACCTCGATGCAGATCTCGCCTATCCGCCGTTCGTGTCCCTTCAGTTCCGGGTGCGCTTCCCAGAACTGTTCCGTCTTCGCTTGCACTTCCTCGACTTGCCGGCGCTGGCTGATCTCCGCACGTACGGCGTCTGGCAACACCCGCGAAAGACGTTCGATGGTCCGCGCATCACGCCGGTCCTCAACTTTCTGCATCAATTTGGTGAACCCATCAAACGATGAGAGGCCCTGGATGTACTCATCCTCTGTAAACGGTGCGGTGTAGGGCCCAGGTTCTGGAGGCGTCTCATCCGGTTTGTTTGCCGCCTCGAGTATCCCCGCCAATGTCGATCTCATCGTATTTACATCGTGCTCGAGTTGCTGGTTCCGCCGCGTCAGTTCTGCGACGGGATCCGGCGGGGGCACCTCCACTGGTAGCGTTTCCGGGAGAGGCGTCTCCAGTGGTGGCGTTTCCGGGATCGGCCCTTCGACCGGCGTTTCGACCGGGGGTGTCTCATTTTGTAGCATTGGGTATTCCTCCTTTGTTTTTCATGACCTCTATGCACGTATCGGGCAAACTCAACAGGAAACTGTCCTCCATGACGGCTCCCTGTGCTCGAAAAAGCGCGTTTCCTTCGAGTTTCACGCAATCACTCAGATTCAATTGCCGGCGCGCCAGCAATTTCTCGACCATGTACTGCCATACCCGATGTCCCTTGAAATCGGCGATCTCTTGCAAGGTTACGGCGTCCATGGCGTTCCTCCTTCCGGGACCGGCTGCAAATCCCCTCGTTGCGCCGCATCCTGAACCTGCTCTGTTGGTATCGGGATCGGCATCACCGGGTGTTTCACGATAAAATCCTCGACGTTGCCCACACCCAATTCCCGCGCGACGTGCAGGGACGCACGCAACATGTCAATCCGTTGAGCCGTCGTTGGATTCGACCCCACGAATTGAAGCCATTGTAAAAAACCTTGAACGTTCGTGCCGCCAGGGATCGACGCGGATCTCGGAATAACGTCAAATGCCACATCGATCATTCGCGGGTCTACGAGGACGTATGGGTCGGTGACGCCGTACTCGCTCCGCAAGGTATCTTCCCATCTACCAGCAGTCCGCAGATACTGTTGTTTGGTCATGTGCTGTTGAAGGTTTCCGCCGCAGATCCGGCCCAGGTCATAGATGCACTGGACCTGGCCCATCGAGATCCCGCTGTGGACTCGCGACAAACTCGCCGCCCGGGCGCCGCCGACCTCCGTGGCCGTCCGCCGCTCTCCCCCTGGTTCGATCATCCCTTGCAGATTGTTCGCCGCCCCGGTCACCCGCTGTATGATGTCATTCACGAATCCTGCATCGGATACGTTGCTACGGGTCACGTCAAAGAACTGCAACTGGTGTACCGCATCGCCCACGCCACGGCCCCAGTATTCCTCCGCCGTCAGGATCACCTTGCCGGGTTCCGGGGATTCCAACGACTTGACGTTCACCATTCCGGGGTCCGCGATCAGCATCGAGGAATTGGTCTTCTCGATGTTGTAGATGTGGCTGTTAATCAGGAAATCCTCGGTGATCTGCAACCCGTAGATCGATTCCAGCGTACTAATCGGCGTCGTTGTGTAACCGTCAAAGTCCGGCGCTATCGCCGTGACGGGAAACATCCCGTGCCGATCCATGCACCGCCGCGCGTTTATGAGAATCCTGTCACCAGCAATCTCGAACATCCAACGCTCCGGGTATCGGTTCGCGCCCAATTTCCAATCCGCGGGGATAAGTTTAATGAACATCGTGATAACGTCAACCGGGTTTGATCTTCCCAAACCCGAGGACCACGTCTCATCCGCATCTCGCGAGTTACGGCCCGTATCCTGTGCCCGAAAAAGCGTGCTCGTAGCCGGTTTGAGTTCTTTCACAGCCTGCACATTGAACAGGCCCTCGACGCCGTTCTGTTCCGCCGACAACAGATTCATCAGATTTTCGCGGGACCGCCACGCCACGTATTCGGCCCGGTCCAGATTCTCGATGGCACAGTTTGGTTCCGGTAAAAACGTGAAGGGGTCTACGTTGCTTAGGCGGTTCCCCTCGAAGTACACCTCGTTCGTGTAACTGGGCGCAGGTGCCCGGCCCAGTATGGCGTTCAACATGGCCTGCATCGGGTTCACGGGTATCTCACGCTGCCGCGTCTTCACTTCCCACTGCACGGCGGAAATCCCGACTCCCAATGAAATCGCATCTCGAATCTGCGTGTGTAACTGAAGCGCGAACTTGTTCTGCACTGCTTGGATTTGTAACAGCATCTCCATCAAGATCGCCCCGTACGTGTCCTCGGGGCCCACGCCCTGCAACGGTATCATCGGCTCTTGAAGGAGGGATTGGCACCATTGCGTAACTATCGTGTCGAGCACCGCCCGCGAGATCGGGACAACCATGAGGAGAGGGCTGGACTCGTCTTGGCCGAGTCGATCCAAAATCTTCTTGTCCGTAGGAATAAAGCAGGACAACGTTTCGTTGACTTTCCGCCAGGAATCGTGCCGCGTCGAGATCGTTCTCCATGAATCCTGCGCCCGGTCCATGATTTTCCGCACGATGCTTCCGTGCAACGGGGAACCGGGCCGGAGGTCGAGACCATTGGGATACTCGTATCCGTAGTCCTTACCCTCAAACGACGGGCTGCTTTCGGGATATGTGTCAATTGGCACGGGCATACCAGTTCCTCGTTACCGTGAATCCGCTCGCTCGCCGGCGGGTTTCCAAGGCCCGCTCAAAGCTCGCTTGCCGTTCCTTCTCCGGTTTCCACGCGCCGTGGAAGAACATTTCCCGCTTGTCCTGGTACTCGACGATATACGCCAGCGCGTCAATGGCGTCACACCGCCGATTGCGGTCCGGTATGAGCCGGAAATCCAGCAACTGCTGTTCGATGATCCCGCAGACGCGCGGGTTGTGGAATACCTGGCCTTTGCGATAGAACGGAATCAGGCCGGATATCCGGCCTACTTTGCCGCCACCCCGTCCGGCGAATTCGCCTTGCCCGGTCCGCGCGTGTAACTCCAGGAATTCAATCCTATGGCCACTGGCCGCTATCGCGTTCCGAAACGGGCCGCGGATGAACTCCGAGAGCCCCGTGATCTCGCACCCTATCGCCCGCGCGCCAAGTGACACGGCCATCTGAATCGCTTTCGCGTACAACTCGTCGCTGGGCATGTGCGCCGCTACAACGTCTCTCACGTAGAACGCATTGGTCTCACGCGATATCCCCACGCCCACGATTGCGCTGAGAGCGTTCCCCTGGCCGTCGGCCCTGGCCGGATCGACGAGCACGATGTTGTGCAGCGTCAGTTTCTGGAACTCCGTCGAGGTCTCGCTGTAGCGCTGAAAATACTCTGGCCGGAAGGGTTGACTATCTTGCGCGGACGCTTGGTTCATGTACTCGCGGCGGAACACGTGCAGCATCCCCGCCGTCTTGTACCGTTCGACCGTCTCGTCGAGTTCCACCTGAGACATGTACTCCGGGCACAGCGTCTGGTAGTTCTCGTCGCAAACCGACAGATTTACCTTATGCCAATCCGGCTGCGCCAATAAAAGGGACAGCAAACAGTCATCCCCGCTCATTGTCCCGATGTACACGATCTGGTGTCGGGGATCGTACCGGCTCACGCACGGCAGAACGTCGCCGAACCACCATTCCTTAAGCTCCTGACGCACCTTCTCGTTCGTAATCACCCGCGGATTGTCTATGTCGTCCCCCAACACCAAATCGGGGCGCGCCTCTCCCTCGCCCAACGACCGGATCTGTTGGTCGCCTCCGCGCGGCATCACCATCGTGCCGCGATAGTCTGGCCCCTGGCCCCGTGGCATGTACGCAATGTACCCGTCTTTCGCGAACGGCAGATCTATACCCTCGATGGGTTTCTCGTTGATCCGGCCAAACCGCTCCACGATTGGACGGCTCCACAAAAGCTCCCGCTTCAGCGTCTCGGTCTTGCGGATTGCCACATCACCCGCCGCCGTAATGTATAAGATGTACCGATACAAGCCGTGGACAATGGACTGCCCGCCTTTGCCCAGAGTAAGCAGATTCGTTTTCCCAAGACCACGTGGCGCGGCAACGACTATTCGCGGATGAACCGGTGTCCCGTCCTCATCTCGCGCGTCGAGCGGATCTAAAATCGCTCGGTGAAACGTGTTCAGCGGGCGATAGAACACGTGGGGGAACGCCATCCGGCAGAACACCCCCGTGTCCCGTTTGGAGTCCCGCCATGCGTCCGTTACGCTATATGTCGCCAGTGCTCCCAATGTCCATGACCAAATCCCTACCTATGCCTCCGCGAGCACCATCTTATACAATCTGACCCGTGCATACGTATTAGTAGCCGTGGGATTAAACGTGTAATCAAACTCTACGTAGTTTCCAAAGTCCGCGCCTTCGGGACCGATCTTAGTAACCTTAATCCACGCCATGTAATGCAATTCTGTCACAACCCATTCTACGTAACAGTAGTCATCTACCGCAACGTACTGGAATGGATGGCCGTCGTTAGCTGTGATTCGACCATGACCATCCTCGCCTGCGTTATTCACAGTCGCGTTAACGAAGAGATACGGTCTACCGGGATAAATGTCGTACTGATACCGGAATGGATGGTACCACCACGCGGTGGACGTGATCTGTTCTCCTGGCTGCAGGTACTCCAACAACCGCAGATACGTGTTGTACACCGGATCGCGGAACACATTGTTTATCTGGTCATCAATGGGGAATCCGACGTTGGTAATCGCCGGGATCACCGGTTCCTCGATGGTCGAACCGTCAGCAGCGCTTTCAATGGCTTCCGCGTGGTTGAGTAGCGTGGACATCTGACCAATACAATTTGAGGCCAACGCCAGACGGTTTTGCCAGTCCGCCAAACTCGCTACGAAGTACTCTGTCATTGATTCAACCACCTTTATGAGCGTGATCCTCACATAGGTGTTGTCTATTACAGGAGAAAAGGTGTGGTCAAACTCCAGCACATTCAGGCCAGTGCTGGTTACTACGATTGACTCATACACCTGATGATTACCGTTCGCGTCCAGGTAGTCAACATCCACCTTGTCACCCTCAAGAACTTGTGCGAACGGGTTTCCATTATTGGAGGTAATTCTACCGTTGTCACCATCATTATCCACGTTTCCGTGGGTAAACAGGGCGGGGCGTCCAGGATAAATATCGTACTTGTATCGAAACCGATAGTACAGTTCGGGGAAATTGCCAAGGTCAATCTGCTTTCCCGGCTGTAGGTATTCGAGCATCCTCACGAATGCGTCGCACGCCGGGTCACGGAAAATGCCGTTTATCTGATCGTCGATCGGGAATGCCACGTTGGAGATCGATAACGGAGCCGTTGTGGCCAGAGTCTCAATCGCCAACGCCCGCCCCAGAAGGACGTGCATCCGCGTCAAGTAAAGACCCACCCTTTGCAGGCGTTCACGCCACTCCGGCAGACTTACAACGTAGACATCAAGCATAACCTATTTGACCGTACCCCCATGTTTCTCGCGATCCGCGTGGAACACCGAGTACAACATCCACCCTGATCCGCCTATCGTGTTCAGTCCGGCTAGCACTTCGACATCGCGGTCCGCGGACCAGGGGATCAGGTCCGGCCACACGGCCCGGATCGCTATCAAGGCCGCCGAGATGATACCGTTGATCTTCGCGGCCGTCCACGCGCTTGTCGCCGCCTTCTTGTACGACCGTTCCGGACTCCACGTGCCGTCAGGATTCGGTTTTCCCAGCGTATCCATCAACGCGCGGGCATCCTTCAACGCGCGCCGGGCCGCCAGTATCGCCCTGATTTTCGCTATCAATCCCATGATGTTAGTCTCCTTTTACTCAAATCCACCTATTTCCCATGGCGTCCTCGCACTTTTGGTTTCGGCTTCCACCAAATGCTGAGAAGCTTTATCATGCCGATCCGTTTCAACAGTTCCTTCACGTCAGGCGCTCCTGAACACACCACGCGCCTGTGCGAATCATCTCGGAAATGTCAATCGCCCGGCTCGGCGTCTGTTTCGCCCATGTCGAATTGAGCATCTCGCGCGCCGCTTCCTCGAATTGTCTCGCGGAAACTAAATGAATCGTCTTCTTGAATTGCGCGAACCCGGTCCCGCCCATCTGAAACGCCATGTCCACTAACGCGGCGCGGCGCGGCAACGATAGGTTCGCCCATACGGCGCAACCAATGACGTCAATCACGTCATGTTCCGCGTCATCGAGATCATCGGAGAAAATCTGGTCGACAGCCTGATTCGAGATGGACTTCGCGTCCAAGTTATGACCAACGCCGATTGTCATGTGTCCGGATGGGCACGGATACATGCGGCGTTTCCGCCCTTCGTGCCGTTCGAGCATCATCCGGCACTCTTTCACGTTTACCACGCTCGTCTCGGACACAATCGCCTCAATGACGGCCCGGTGCGCATCTTGCCACATCAACAACGTCAGCAGTAATGCTACCAGCACCGTTCTCCCTGGAGGTGGCACCCAGGGCGGGCCACACAGAGGCGCCGCCCCCACGTGCCAATGCGCGGGTAGGGTTTCGCGCAATTTCTCGGAGCCGCCAAACCGAGAACGAAAAGGGGCCGCCAGAACATTCTCGATCTGACGGCCCTTCAAACCACAAGACTTATACTACGTTTTTACTCGTTTGTCAAGCGTCCTGTTGCGCTGTGCAAATAATACGAGTATTTGCAATCACTAAGCGGTGGACGTTGTTCCAAAAACCATGTCGTACATCGCCCATCCCATCATCCCTATGAGCATTACGAGGTACATCACTAGGGCCATGGCACCCAGACCACCAACGATATAGCCGAGCACGTTCTCTTTATCGTCCATTCCATTCACCTCCTTTCACTACCCAATCGCCCTGGCGACTTCGACGGCAGCGCGTTCGTCGCGTTCCGCGTAGATCGCCGTCGCATCCAAGGTTTTATGCCCGAGGATCACGCGAGCCGCCTCGGGCCCGTGCGATGCCCGCACCATCGTTGCCGCCGTATGTCGCAACTGATGCGGATGCCACAACGGTATCCCGGCTTTCTCGCACGCCCGAGTTACGGCCCGCCGATACGCTGCCGCGTCGTAGCGTTCGCGCAAGCGGCGGGGCGTGCGTCTCAGGTTTACCTGTTGGTCTGGTCGCCGATGCCCGCGCGCCAGTGCTGCCCGTCGTTTCACCGATTCCGCCGGCGTGAACACGTACTCGAGTGGTTCACGCCCATCGAGGTACGGCGCCAACACAACCTGCGCTTGGGGGCCGAACCGTAACGTACGCGCCTGACCTCGCCACGCGTTCTTGTGATCCGAGATCTCTGCGGACCACACTCCGTTCGTCCTCACGATATCGCCGACACGAAGGGAACAAATCTCGCCGGGCCGCGCTGCGGACAATAACTGGACCTGGACCATGTCCCACACGACTGCCGGCGCGTGCGGTCGCAGCGCCTCGATGTGTTCGGGCGGGACCGGCCTGACCGGTTCTCCGTCTCGGGCTTCGCTGCGCCCTTTCCGCAATGGTTCAACCGTTTCGAGCGCTTGGTAGACGGTGACGGGTATCATCTCCCTCGATGCCGCCCAACGGAACATCCGCCGCACGGTTCCCATATAGTCGTTCACCGTCTTACGCGCGTGACCGGGAATCAGTTCCTGTTGGTATTCTCGAAACGCGTTCGGACCAAACGCAACCGCGGGCAGCATCGCGTGCGGCATCAGTGATTGGATCACGAGCTTCGCACGATAGACCTCCGCAGGCGAGTTCATGTAGTACTCCTTCGCGTACTTCAGATACTCCGCGCAGATTTCCGCGACCGTGCATTCCCCGCCTGTCAGCAACGTTGGCGCGGGCGCGGGCAAGTTCTGTTTCGCGGACCGTTCATAGTATCCTGCGAGTACGCTGTGGTATCGCGCGAGCGTGCCTGGGTCATCCGGTGATCCCAGGTAGATTCGTTGCCCCTCGATCTCGACAAACGACTGATTTCGTTTTTTGTTGGTACGAAGTTGGTGAGTGCGTTTCATAGTGCGGCTCCTTTTTTTGCACCGGAATAACATCCGTTATTCCGGGGGTATGGCCGCACCACTCAACTATGAGTAGGTAACACTTAAGTGCTTCAGCCTATTCAACTTAAGATGGTCGGGGCGGCGGGATTTGAACCCGCGACCTCTTGGTCCCAAAGCGATTCCGGGAGGCCACTTAAGTCTATGGGCGCGGCCAAGTTACAATGTACCGCCATTGCTTTGCCGAATACTGGTTAGCAATGGTATTGCTCTCTTT